ATCAGGAGGAGACTCAGGATCAGGAGGAGACTCAGGATCAGGAGGAGACTCAGGATCAGGAGGAGACTCAGGAGGAGACTCAGTAGACGGCTTTGCAAACATAGAAACATCTGACGCTAAAACAGCAAAAATAAACAAAGAAGCTGTATTGATATCTGAAATGTTATTAATGGCTGTTACAATACCATTAGCTTTTGGTTATATTATAGGTTTTGATTGTAGTTGTCCTCCTGATACTAGTCATGTAGGTAAAATTTTATTTTCTTTATGTGTATTCTTACCTATGACGTTTATAATAATAAATGAAATAGCTGGTTTATTGTACCCATCAAAAGATTTATTAAATCCTTTCTTACCACCTGGTTCAAATGATAAGGACACTAAAGAACATTTCTTTAATAGACAATATAGAAAAACTTTTTGTTGGTCTATGGTAACTTTAACATTCGTTATTCATTTCTTTTCAGTAGCTTTTAGACCAACTGTAGGAGGTTCAGGTTCTATAGATATAATCTAAATACTTAAATAATTTTTACGATAATTAATAATTATTGTACAAAATATTTAAAATCTTTATTTTCTTCTTTTTTTCATTTTTCTCTTTCTCTTTCTTTTAACTACTTTTTTCTTAACTCTTTTTTTCTTAAGTTCTATCTGTTTTTTTATTTGGGCTTCACTTTTATAAAGTCTTTTATTGTTTCTTTTAAAAGTAATAGTGATACCATGTTTTTTTGCCATATTTTTAATCTTTTGTGAAACATTTTTCCTAACTACTCTCTTAGATTTTTCTTTTGTAACTTGATTAAAGATACTTCTTTTATCTTTAATTGTCATTAAAGGTACTTTACCAATATTTTTAATATACATTTAATAATAACCAATATTTTTTTATTAATAAAAATATTTGTAATAAATAATGTATTATTCATTTTTTCATCCTTATGGTCCTACTTCTTCAAAAAAAGAAGTTCCTGTACATTTAAAAACTATTAAACCAAAAGCTAGCAGTTTCGGAAAACCTATTAAAAAGAAACGCAAAGTTAAAAAGAAACGCAAAGTTAAAAAGAAACGCAAAGTTAAAAGAAAAAAAAATTAATCACTATCTTCTTCCTCGACGAATAAACAAGTTTTTTTCATAGGAGGTCCTATATCTATGCTTTTTTTTTCTCCGTATTTATGATTCCAATATTCAAATTGCGGATGATAAGATATACCTACATCTCTATAAAAACATACATCTTTCCAAAAAGATTCTAATTTAGGATAAACACGTTTAAACCATTCTCTGTCTCTATCTAAATGTATAACATTTAGTGTTATTTCATCGTTATCATTCATCCATGCAGGTCTGTATTCTATGAACACACCTTTGTCTAGGTTACAAATCTCCATATTGAATAGTATTTGAGAAAGATAATGATGAGGTATTTCTCCCATAACAATTTTTCTTCTTAAAGGGCATTTTACTTCTATTACTATTCCATCGTATGTTATATCATCAGGGGAACCCGCTAGGAAAGGAATAGTTGGATGAGGAAGTAAACCGAAACTTAAATTTTTTTTATTAAATCGTTGACAATAATGAGCAATTGCTTCATCTTCGTATTTTTGTCCGTGCCTAGTGGCTTCATTACTCAAAAATGGTCTTTTAATACCACATTTAGCAAAAAGAACTTCTTCTGCAGTTTGGTATTTACTCCTTCCTAAAACTGTATCTATTAGACTAGCTGTAAGGACTTTTGTTCTTTGTTCAAACCATTCTGGTGATCTTTGTTCGTATTGTGGTAAAGCTAATAATTTTTTAACTTGGGGGTGTATTTCTTCTTCGTCCATGTTTATTTAGTTTTCTTTTTTTTAAATAATACTTTCAAACCATGTTCTTAATTTTGGTATTTCACTGTAAAAATTAGTAAAATCATCTATTTTAACTCTAATTCCTCTAACTTCATCTTCTAAATCTACTTGAAAATTAATAAAATTTGTATCTTTGTTATCTGTAAAAAGTATTGAATGAGTGTCGGGAAGAGATTTATTAAGAAATAAAAAAAATTTATTCATAAACCTCAAAGACTCATCGTAACAATTTTTATAAAAATGCATTTCAGTAGAAGTTGATTTAACTTTTTGATTTAAAATTGAAATCCTTTTTTGTTTGATAAGTATATCTTTATCATATTTATCTCTTAAGAATTGTATTTTATCATCTTTTTTTTTTAACTTCTCTTCATACTCATGTCTGATGTCATCATACTGCTTTTTTAAATCGTTACACACTTGAAGGTATTCTCCTTCATTTTTTACACTAGTTTCCATTAATAAGTAACAAGAAAATAAGATCGTTAAATATACATGATTAATATGAATTATATATATAGAATGAACGATTATTATGATATTTATAAAAAAGGGAAAAAATACAAACATTCTTATAATAATAAAACTGTATCAGATAATATAGAAAATAAAATAAAAAAATTAGGCATTCCTCCTGCTTATAAGAAAGTATGGTTATCTAAGGAAAGTAAAAATAAAGTTCAAGCTATTTCTTTTGATAATAAAAATAGAAAACAGTATAAATATCATCCATCTTTTATAGAAAAAGGAAAACGTTCAAAATACCGTCGTCTTAAAAAGTTTATAAAATCTCAGTCTACTCTTAAAAAAAAAGTAAAGGAAGACACAAAATTATCTAATAGTAGTAAAAATTGTGTAATAGCTAATATGTTTTTAATTATGATGAAAACAAATATAAGAGTAGGTAATAAAAAATACTGTCTTGATAACGGAAGTTATGGATTAACTACTATGCTTAAAAGACATCTTAATAAGGATTATGTTTTTAATTTTAAAGGTAAAAGTGGTATTAAACATTCAATCCCAGTAAGAGATAATCATTTAAAAAAATTTCTTAAAAAATTAAAAAGAATATCTGGAAAAGAACTGTTTAAATATAAAGAAGAAAATGTTGTAAAAATCGTTACGTCAAATGACATGAATGAATATCTTCAGAATAAAACTGGTAAAGACTTTACTTGTAAAGATTTTAGAACTCTTGCATCAAACATGTATTTTATAAGATACATAAAGAATTTACCTATTCCTTTAAATAAAACTCAAACAAAAAAAAATATTACGATTTCTCTTAATAAAACTGCTGAAAAATTAGGGCATAATAGAAGTACGTCAAAAAATTCTTACGTTTCACCTAAAGTTATTGATAAATATACAAAACATCCTAATGCTTTTTCTAGGGCGAAAAACATTAAAAAATTTTTATACAAGATTTTATAGTTTTTTTTTGAATAATTTTGTAATTGAAACTATTTTATCACCTAATAGTTTATCTATTGGGTTCCCTGGAGTATTTTCTTCTATATACAAAGAAGGAACAAATTCCAATTCATTTACAAAAATACTTTTAGGTCCTTCTAAGCAACATGATACATCAATCCTAGTTAAAAGTCTAGGTAATTTAACACCGTCAACTATAACATCTGGTAATTTTTTAAGAACTTTCCTAGAAAATGTTTTATATCTTTTTAAATTGTTTTCTTTGAAATTTCCTTTTTCAGCTTTTGGTCTATCAACTATAGTAGCAGTTGTTATGATAGTATACACGTACTTGTTTCCTACAAAATACATTCTATATTCTGGGTTTTCTTTATCAAAACCTTCAATGTATTCTTGAAATATAATACCAGGGTATTTTTTAAATGCATTCGTAAGATATTTTTTAACTGATAGTGTGTTACTAGGAGTAAATTTTCTAAAATCAGATGATTCTTGACCATAAACAGGTTTTGCGATAAATTTTTTCCATCCATTATATTTAACCTTTTCAAAAAGTTTATCTACTACTTTTTTTAATCCTTCTTTTGAACTTGTTTCAGAAGATACGCAAAATGTTGGAACCACGTTAACTTTTTCTTTTTCTAAGAATTTATAGTAAGAACATTTATTATTTATCATTTTCTGATATCTATAATCTGGATAAACATTTCTACAATTTTTTAATGTTCTTTTAAAATTTTCAAAATTTATACGATCTGTGTGAAAACTTTCAAGAAGATCATAAATAATAATAAAAACCAGATCGTTAGAATGAAATCTCCTAACACTTATTTCAGATGGTCTGATAAAATCTACTTTAACATTTTTGTATTTATGCATAATGTAATACCCTATAGCGATATCACCTGGTATAGAAAGTACACCTTTTCTATTAACCATGTATTTAAGTTGAACATTTTTACACCAAGGTCTTCTCCTAGAATAAACAACTAATTCTTGTTTTTTTCTTTCACTTCTAGGGTCTGTTATAACAATACCTATACTAATCATTACTAATAATACGTCATATTTTATTTCCTGTCTAAAAGTAAAACGATAAAAATTATTAAATTTATTAATAAAAGTTTTATAAGTATATTTTGATGATTTTTCATTAAGAATCCTTCCATTTAATTATTATTAATAAAAAAAACTTAGCTTAAAAAAATATAATCATAATTATTATGGAACCCAATAATAAAAAAATTATTGGAATTCAAAATTCATCAAACAATTGTTATTTAAATAGCGTTGTTCAACTACTTTGTAACATACCTGAATTGCAAAGTATAAATTACAATGATGATCAAGTTTATAAAAATTTTCTTGACACATATGAAGAAATGTATGATACTGGTAATAATATAATAGATAATGAAAGTATATTAGATATAACAGCTTTAAAAAAAAGCATAGTATCTTGTCACAGTATATATAAAGGAGATCAACAACAAGATGTACATGAAATACTTAATATAATTCTTCATCATGTACACACTGGTAATTCTAAAGGGATAAATTATAATATTAATAATAATGAAAAAACCATAATAGGATACCCAGTTAGAAAAATTATAATATATGCAGCTAAAAAATGGTATGAAGATCTTAATAAAGAAGGAGAATCAATAATAACAAAATATTTACAAGGACAAATTAGATCTAGACTGACTTGTCAAATATGTTGGAAAGAAAAGAATAATTTCGAAATATTTAGAGACCTCAGTTTACCTGTAAAAGAAGGTTATAATTTATATGATTGTATTAAAAATTTTTGCAGTACTGAGAGAATGAATGGGGACAATAAAATATTTTGTGAAAAGTGTAAAGCAAAAACACACCATTTAAAGAAAATAAGCCTTTGGAAAATACCAAAATATCTATTAATACATTTTAAAAAATTTAACTCAAATATGGAAAAAATTAATATTGATATTAAATTTCCATTGAATAAATTAAAAATATTAACAGATACAAGTGAAGATAAAGAGAAGTATTGTTTAAAAGGCATAATTTATCACCATGGTAATAGATGTTTTTTTGGTCATTATACATGTATGATAAATTATTACAATAGATGGTATCATATTAACGATGAAACAATAGAAAGAGTAGATGAAAAAGATATACCTATAAAAGATGCTTATTTACTATTATACAAAGCTCTATAAACTTTACTTTTAACTCCTTTTGGAAAACATTTTTTTACTTTATCATCAATGACGTAACCTGTTTCAAGAAATTTAAATGTGTTTGGGTCAGCTCCTTTTAAATGTTTACCTTTATAAAATAACTTAGTATCGGTTTTAGCCCATCCTGCTCTTAATTTTGTAAAATTTTTTGGATCGACGTCTTTTAATATCCTTCCTGTATAAAAAACTTTATCTAAAGTTGTATGATAACCTGGTCTTGTACCATATTGATAACTTCAAAA